ACGAGCCTTGGCTAACAACTCTGTGTCATACACTGAGAAGCCTGATAGCTTATCGTTTATGCGTGAGTGGATGGCTTTGGTTGAGTCAGGCTCAGGTGAACGTGGTATCTTCAACAGGCAAGCATCTAAGAAACAAGCAGCTAAGAATGGAAGACGTGATCCTAACCATGAGTTCGGAACTAACCCATGCAGCGAGATAATTTTGAGGAAGAATCAATTCTGCAATCTAACAGAGGTAGTTGTAAGAGCTACTGATAGTACAGAAGACTTAGAACGTAAGGTACGTATAGCTACTATCTTAGGTACAATACAATCATCATTCACTAAGTTCCCATACTTACGTAAGTCATGGCAGAACAATACTGAAGAAGAAAGATTACTTGGTGTATCTATGACAGGTATCATGGATAACCCTTTAACCACAAAAGCTAACAAAGGACTGGAGAAAACTCTTGAACACCTCAAACAAATCGCCGTTGCTACTAATGCTAAGTGGGCTGAACGCCTTGATATCCCTGTCAGTACTGCTATCAGCTGTGTTAAACCAAGCGGTACTGTCAGCCAACTGGTTGACTCTAGCAGTGGCATACACGCTCGTCACTCAGCCTATTATATTCGCACTGTACGTGGAGACAACAAAGACCCGTTGACACAGTTCATGATGGATCAAGGTATACCTAATGAGCCAGACGTAATGAAGCCTGACCAGACTACTGTGTTTAGCTTCCCTATGAAAGCTCCAGAGGGTGCAACAGTTACTGCTGACATGACTGCTATAGAACAGCTAGAGATGTGGTTAGCCTATCAACGATCATGGTGTGAACATAAACCATCTGTTACGATTAACGTAAAGAATAACGAGTGGTTTGAGGTAGGTGCATTTGTGTATAAACATTTCGATGAGATGTCAGGTGTATCATTCTTACCATTCAATGAACACACTTATCAGCAAGCACCTTACCAAGATTGTTTAGCTACAGACTATCATATTCTTTTAGACAAGATGCCTGATAGTATTGATTGGGATAAGCTATCTGAGTATGAACAAGAAGATAATACTGCAGGTAGCCAGACACTAGCATGTAGTGGTGATAGCTGTGAGATAGTTGATCTCGTTTAATGTGGGTAGTAATAACTAGAAACCAATGTAACTTCTGTGATGCCTCGTTACAATTACTACGAGGTGTTGCAGGAAGTCAGGTAACAACATACAACGTACAATCGCCTAGTAGCAAATGGTTACTGGCGTTAATGAAGAAAGCAGGTTATACTACAGTACCACAAATATTTAAACCAGATGGCACTCACCTTGGGGGCTATACAGAACTAAAGGAATACCTAAGTGACAGCAGTAAGAAAGCAATTTAACCGTGCACTGTATGAGGCATACGATAAGAAAGCTAAAGATACACTAGTAGAGATACTAATATCAAAAGGTCATACTATAGTTAATACCGAAGAAAACTATTTTGTTGATGTCGTCTCTCAGAAAGATGGATATACATACTTCAACGAGGCTGAAGTCAAAGTAGCTTGGAAAGAAGAGTGGCCTACACATTGGACTGATATCCGTATTCCTGAACGTAAGCAACGCTTACTAGATAAGTATGAAGGTGTTAATGGTGTACTAAACTTCTATGTCTTTCGTGAGGACATGAAGCAAGTATGGCGCATAAAGGATACACTACTCACTAAGGAAAGTTTAGCTGAGGCTAAGGGCAGATACATACAGAAGGGTGAGTTATTCTTTCACATCCCTTACACATCTGCGGAGTTAGTCATAGCATGAAAGAGATAACCGTATCCAAAGACATGGTTAATAAAGCTCGTGCTAAGGCTACTGAGATGGGCAGACTAAACAATAGTATTACAGGAGGTCAGGGTAGTGTCGCTGGCTTCTTGGGTGAAGAAGTTGCTCGTCTTATAATGGGTGGTAGTGAAGAGAATACATACGACTATGACCTTAAGTTAGACAATGGTTACACTGTTGATGTAAAAACTAAACGAACTACTGTACCACCTAAGCGTTACTATGAGTGCTCAGTAGCTGAACTTAATACGAAACAGAAGTGTGACTACTATGCATTTGTACGTGTACATAAAGATCTACACACAGCGTGGTTCTTAGGTGTGTATCCTAAGAGTGCATACTATAAGGATGCTACTTACTTGAAGAAGGGTGATGTAGATCCTAGCAACAACTTCACAGTAAAGTCTAACTGTTATAACCTACCAATAAGTGCATTAGAAGATGCAATAACCTAGAGAGAAAGCCTGTGAAACTAGAACAAGAAGCACAAGAACACATCAAGTCAAGACGAACATCATTCCTGAATGTGTTGACTGATCATATGGAGAGTATGGAAGTGTTACTATGTGACAATCTATGGGAGAGCACTGAAAGAGATCACTGTCTAAAGGCATACACGAGTATGTATCTGTGGGCTAGGCAATGTGCTGAGAGGCACGGAGTTAAATAAGAATAGAAGGGGCGGCTTGTGTCGCCCTTTTCTTTTATCTAGTGCCTAACATCTTAAGCTTTTTAACTTCGTCTTTCTGGGCTTCCAAGTAATACATTAAGAAGTCTAGTTGATTCTCGTCTAGCTCTGTTATGTCTACGTCTATGTCTAACTTTGTTAACGCTTTATCTACGTCTTCTTTAGTTACACCACTACCCTTCTTACTTATCTTGTACAACTTATTAGTACGACTATCTTCTGGTGCTAGGCTAAGCTCAAGTATATCTGTTGTTTGTTTCTTAGCCTTAGTAAGCACCTCAGTTAAGAGTTGTTTACGTTGTTTGTTATTGCCATTCTTCCAAGCAGGTGTAGCTAAGGCATACTCAGCTTGTTGTTCTAAGAAATGAAACACTATCTTGTTAATATGATTCTGTGTCTCAGGTATGAACGACTTAATCTCAGTACGCCATTGAGGTTTACCTATCTGATTAAACATCTTTTGTATATGAGTCTGTCCGGGGTTTTCACGATAACCAAAGATACGTCCTATAGGTGCTGTACCTCTAGCATCAGTCAGTGCATTAAACTTCTCAGGTGCTAACTCTGCACCACTAAGGGCAGTATATATCTGATCAACGTATCTCGTAGAGTTATTTAACCACTTAGAACCTTGATTACGATCTACTGCTACAAAGTCTTCACCTCTACCTAAAGCTATAGCTGTGTTTACCGGATCAAACGGACGACTATAACCACTAAGATACATAGAGGCTGTGTCTTGTACTAACTTACCTAATGCATCCCTAACTGCACCGTCTTCTCCTGATGATGCATCTACTAATAAGTCAAAAGATATCTTAGCTGAATCTCCTAGTTGTCTTGTAAGTTGTCCCGGCCCGAATAGAGTTACTAACTCTTTCACCAAATCAGCAGGTACTTCTCCATCTCTTTTGTGATGAGCACCCATACGACCTATTGCTTTATAGAAACTAAAAGGGAAGTCATACATACGGTTACGTATAGATCCGTCATCTCTACGTTCTTCAAACCAAGCTAAACCTTCTTCCATATTATCATACTCACGAGCCGCTGTTACGCCTATAAGAGATAGACCTATAGCTGACTTAGTGAGAAGCTCTAAAGGATCACGAGTCGTACCTGCCGCATACTTATGTACAAGACTGATACCTGTATGATCAAACATATGACCTAGTGTGTTGTTAAAGAACTGTCCAAAAGGAATCATTGCACCCACAACAGGGTACTTACGCATATCTTCTATAACTTTAGCACCAAAGCTAAGCAATCCTTTAGGGTTCTTACCGTAAGACTTAGCGTATACATTGCGTAATGCATCTTCTACTGCTATCGTTTGTATCTCTGCATAGGTGTCGCCCTTCATTACCTTGTATAAGTCAGGGTCTTCTAAGAACTCAGAGTAAGTTTTACCGTATTTAATACGTACTTGTTTGTCTAAGGCATACATAAACTCTTGTGTCTTAGTGTACATGTCTTGAGCTTTAACACCATACATAGTCTGGGCAAAGTTCATCACCTTCTCTGCCGTTGAAGGCTTACCTATGTCACCTATTTGAATACCTAGTTGTTTGTACACGTCATCTAACTCTATGCCACCTGCCATATACCTAAACAATTCTTTTTGTGCTTTAGGGTTAGCTGCTAAGAAGTCTAAGGCTGATTGCTGTGTAGCAAAAGGGTTTACTAAGTTCATAGCTTTTTGTTTTTGTAGTGTGAACATAAGATTAGACTTGTTAGCAAACTCAGTAGA